CTGCTCGGTGACGAGGAGGCGCGTCGGTGGTGCCGCGACCACGGCGTCGAGAGCCGTGCCCAGGCCGGTCAGACCAATTCGCTCGGCGGCGTGCTCGTCGCTGACGAGCTCTCCAGCGAGATCATCCGTCTTGTCGAGGAGTACGGTGCGTTCGCTGCGAATGCTCGCAACGTCGGCATGAACAGCGACACGCTGCTCATCGCCAAGCGGACTGGTGGCCTCACGGCGAAGCCGATCGGCGAGAACGCTGCTCCGACTTCGACGAACGTGACGTTCGACAATGTGACCCTCACGGCGAAGATCTGGGGCGTGGACAACCGCATCCCGATGTCGCTGATGGAGGACTCGGTCGTGAATCTGGCCGACACGATGGCAGTCGAGGTGGCTCAAGCGTTCAGCGAAGCGTACGACAATGCGGCGTTTATCGGTGATGGATCGGCTGATCCGTACCATTCGACGACCGGCATCGCAGTCGCCATCGTGGACGGCACCCACTCCAAGAGCGTGGTGACTGCCGACACCGGCAACAACACGTTCGCCACGCTGGACCTTGCCGACTTCACCAACGTCGTCGCGCGGGCTCCGCTGTTCAGTCGCAGGAATGCGAAGTGGTACATCAGCCCGGCCGGCTACGGTTCCTCGATGCTGCGGCTCATGGTCGCGTCGTCTGGCAACAACGTGGCTGACGTGGCTGGTGGCGCTGGCCTCCAGTTCCTCGGATTTCCGGTCGTGCTCTGCCACCCGCTCGAGAGCGAGCTCTCCGGCACGGGCGGCAAGGTGGCGTGCCTGTTCGGCGACCTCTCGCAGGCGGCCGTGCTCGGCACGCGGCGTGAGGTGCGGATCGCGACCGACACCAGCCGGTTCGTGGAATACGATCAGGTTTTGACGTTTGCTTCGAGCCGCGTCGCCATCGCGATGCAGGATCTCGGGACGACGAGCAAGGCCGGCCCGATCGTGGCCCTCAAGTTCGCTTCGTGATCTGAATACACCCACTAGGAGACCCTGACAAGTGAATTCCCTCGAAGCGACCAAGACCGTTGTCGGTACGCCCTGCACGTCGGCGGCCACGACTGCCACCCTCACCCTCGACACGCTGGGCTTCGGCCTGGCCTCGGTCGAGGTGATCGTGGACAAGTCGAGCACGGCCGGCCACACGGCGGCCTCGATCCTGAACGTCCTGAAGTGCGTCCACTACGATTCGACGGCCGCCACCTCGGCGACCTTCACCGTGACGCTGCCGGCGGCTTCGGTCGCCGTCACGAACCAGGCGTCTGTCGTCCGGTTCGACGTGTCGATGGCCGGCAAGGGTCGGTATCTCAAGGTGGACGCGACCCCTGCGGCGTCGCTGAACACGAACATCGTGGCCCGTCTGGGCAACGGTGAGGACGCCCCCAGCACTGACAGCCAGAAGAACGTGCTCGGCTCCTACGCCGGCTGATCGCTTGACATCGCAGAGACAGTGAATGGCGGGTGCGGCGTTGGCCGTGCCCGCCATCTCTGTTTCTAGAGGACTCCATGATCGTCAAGGTCGGCGGCACGGACGTAGACGTGCGGATTGAGTGCGTGATGAGCGGGCCACGCTTCGGGCCGCTGTCGAACGTCTTCGGGTGGGCCCAGGCGCTGATGCCGCTCGGCATCCGCCCGACGCTCGGCCAGGGCGCGCTCTGGGGGCAGGTGCTCCAGCGGTGCATGGAGCAGTTCGTGGACTCCACGGAATACATCCTCACGACCGACATGGATTCTTTTTGGGACAAGAAGACAGTCGAGGAGTTGGTCGCCTTGGCGATGGCTTTTCAGTGCGACGCCCTGGCCCCGATTCAGGTGAAACGCGAGGACGGCCGCCCGATGTTCACGCTGCCGGGCACGCTGGATAAACCACCCGACGGCGGTTCCACCGAGCTTGATATGTCGTGGTTCGCCGAGCCAGTGCAGGAGGTGGACTCGGCGCACTTCGGCTGCACGCTCATTTCCACGAAGGCGCTGAAGCGAACGCCGAAGCCGTGGTTCCAAGATTTGCCCGGCCCTGACGGCAGGTACGAAACAGGCAGAACAGACTCCGACATCTTTATGTGGAAGCAATTCAAGAAAGGCGGAAACCGCGTCTACGTCTCGCCCCGTGTCGTAATCGGCCACGGCGAGTGGGTTTCGGTCTGGCCTGGCAAGGATCTCCAGAAGCCCGTGTTCCAGTACGTCAGTGACTACACCGCGAACGGTAAGCCTAAAACTGCATGGAGTGTGCCCCCATCGTGAAAATCAAACTAGTGCGGAACTACTCGACCTACACCGTGGGCCGGGTGATCGACTGCGAAGACGAGACGGCCCTGCGGCTGATTCGTGACGGCATCGCCGTTCGCGAGCAGCAGCAAGACCTCCCGATCGAGACGGCAACGCTCGAGCCGGCTGGCGAGCGGGCCGACGTGACGCCGAGAAAACGAGGACGCCCGCGTGCGATACCGCAGCCTGAAAGTTCAGACCGAGCCGACGGTTGAGCCGGTGTCGCTAGCCGAGGCGAAGGCGCACTGCCGCGTCGATACGGATGCCGATGATTCTCTGATCGTGTCCTACATCCGTGCGGCGCGTGAGTGGGTGTCCGCCTACATGGACGAGACGCTGGTCCACACCCAGTACGTCATGCGGCTCGACTCGTTCCCGCACGAGATCGAGCTGCCCCGGCCGCCGATGGCGGCTGCCGGCGCGGCCACGGCGGTGTCGATCACGTACACGGCCGAGAACCAACAGACGGCGACGCTGTCGGCCACGCAGTACCGCGTTGACCGGGATAGCGTCCCTGGCGTCATCAGGACGCCGTACAACGGCTCTTGGCCTTCGCACCTCCTCGACTACGGGTCGGTGACTGTGACGTGGTGGGGCGGGCGCGAGCCCGGCAGTGCGGCGATCCCGCAGCGGGTCAAGAACGCGATCCTCTGGCTCGTTGGCTACTGGTACGAGCGCCGCGTGGCGGCTGACGGAATCAACCTCACGGAGATTCCGTTCGGTGTGAAGTCGCTCCTCGATTCCGCGAAATGGGGGGCGTATCACTGATGGGAACGCTCGGAAAGTTTGCGATCGACGTGCAGTTCACGGACTCGACCACGGTGTCGGGCGTCAAGTCGCTCAAGTCCATCGCACTGCAGCACGCGACGGAATACACCTTCGGGAAGGTGGCGGTCGTCAGCGGCACCTGCGGCACGGCGACGGTGTCGGTGCCGCTCTCGCCAACGTCCTACCGTGATTCGTCTGGCGGGCTCGTCTCTCTGGCGAGCGTGTCTCGCGTGGCGTTCCAGGCCGACGGCGCGGCGATGGTCGCCTGCGACGGGTCTGGCGGCTGCGGCGACAACGATTGGACGATCTATTCGCGGGCCGGGCAGATCGCCGTCTCCGAGGCCGTGGAGACTTCGTCATTCACGGTCAACGTCATGGGCACGGCTGGCACCTCCGCGTGGACGCTGGTGCTCTATGGCGCTTGATCCTGGCCGTCTACGCGAGCGGGTTACGATTCAGCACGCGACCGAGAAGCGGAACGCCCTCGGCGAGACAACGCTGGAGTGGGCGACATTCGCGGAGCGGTGGGCGAGCGTGGACGGTATCAGCGCGAGGGAATTCTTCCTGTCGGGCCAGCAGCAGACCGAGGTGACGCACCGCGTGCGGCTGCGGTACGTAGCGGGCCTCAACGGCACGATGCGGGTTGTCTGGCGTGGGCGGGTGCTTGAGATCGCGTCGTGCCTGGAGCACGCGAACCGCAGCGAGCACGAGCTGCTTTGCACGGAGCGGGTGGACTGATGGCTGGCGTAGGAGTCCAACTCAACGTGGAATTGCTGGGCCTCAAGGAAGTCCAAGATGCTCTGACGAAACTCAACGGCAAGGAGCAAAAGGCGCAAATCCTGAAAGCCGCGCTCACAAAGGCAATCGAGCCCGCTTTTCAGAAGCTCAAGGAAATCACGCCCGTGGGGCCGACGGGCAACCTTCGCCGCGCGATCGCCAAAAAGATCGTCGTCTACCAGAAGGACGGAAACGCTGTTGGTCTGGTTGGCTACAAGCGCGCCGGAAAAGGACAGTCAGAAAGTGCGGCTGGCGGAAAGGTACGATCCGGGCCTGATCGCGCGTTTCATCAGTATTGGCTAGAGCGAGGCACGAAAGGTCGTGATATCAGCAAGCCGGCGGACAGGCCGTACGTCCGCAAGGCACACACGCGAAAAATGAAATCTGGGGTTGTTGCCGAAGTGCAGTCGCATAACGTCGCGAGGCAAGGCGGCTACATCGCCTCTAGCTTCAACTCGCTTGGTGGCTTCGAGGGATTTGTGCCGACGCCGCGCATGCCTCGCGGCCAGAAAGGGCAGCGGGTGGAAACGAAACCCGGCTATCCGAATGCGTATTTCAAGAAATCCTCGACCCCCATCACGATCAACCCGGCCCCAGCCGGCGGTCGCAGCGGTCAGCCGCCGCTCGCTACGACGTTTGAGGCCACCAAGGCGCAGATGGGAGAAATCCTCGCTAGCGAGTTGCGAATCTCCCTGGAGCAGGCACTGAGCACGGTGATTCAGTCCGCATCGCGAGGCGTTGGATGAAATCCCCCGAACAGCTCGTCATCGACCAACTGGAGAACGCCCCAAGCGTGGCGGACCTCCTGGCCGACCGCATCTACCCGGTGATCGCCCCCGCGTCTGCGGCCCTGCCGTTCGCGACGTGGAGGCGTGTCGGCGTTCAGCGGGAAATGACGCTTTCTGGCCCGTCGGGGATGCCCACCGTCACGCTATCTCTGGACATGTATGCCGAGACATACACCGCAGTAAGGGAGATCGCGGACCGCTGCCGCGAGGTTCTGCACGGTTTCGGAGGCAGTGTCGGAAACTACGTGCATGTGGCGATTGTGTCGTGCCTGAACGAATCCGACGGGTTCGTCCAGTTGGCCGGCGGCGAGTTGCCACCTGTGTACAGCGTGACGCAGACATACACCATCCTCTGGTCGTCGGAATAGGAGATTGCCCGTGCCCTCGTTCGCCACTCCCCATGACGGTTCTGCGACGACTCTGACGCTGTCGCTTGACGGCGTGGTCAGCACCTACGTCGCGACGAACATTGCGATCGCGTTTAACAATCCGAACGCTGGCAACCAGGACACGACGATCGACGTGGCCCACCTTGGGCAGACGGCTGGCGAGCAGGCCGCGACGATGGAGCGTCCGCTCATTGTGGCGGCGACCGATGGCGCTGCCAGCGGCCGTCAGTTCACGTTCGAC